CTCATTGCTGGTCACGGTCGTATCCTGGCCGCCAGCCAATTGGCGATGCATGAGGTGCCGGCCGTCGTCGTCCGGGGTCTCTCGGATGCAGAGAAGGCGGCGTTGCGCATTGCCGACAACAAACTGGCACTCAATGCCGGATGGGACACCGACCTGCTACGCATTGAGCTCGGCAATCTGCGGGATATCGGGTTTGACCTCGACCTGACCGGCTTCGGCGAGATCGAACTGGGCGATATCTTCGCCGATCGCACCGCAGGGCTCACCGATCCGGATGATGTGCCGGTCGTTACGGAGGCAACGACGCAGCCCGGCGATGTGTGGACGCTCGGGCGGCATCGGCTGGTGTGCGGCGATGCGACCAGCGAGGTGGACGTGTCGCTGTGCCTGGCCGGTGTGCGGCCGCACCTCATGGTCACCGATCCGCCGTATGGGGTGGATTATGACGCAGCGTGGAGGGATCGGGAACTAGGCGGCAAACCAGGCGGCCGAGCGACTGGCATTGTTCATAACGACGTGACGGCAGACTGGTCCGATGCGTGGCTGTTGTTTCCAGGAGATGTCGCCTATGTCTGGTCTGCACCGGGGCCGCTGCATTGCGTTACGCACGACAGCCTTAAAGCAGCTGGTATCGAGCCCAGAACAATGATCGTTTGGGCCAAGAGTCAGTTCGTCATCGGTCGTGGCAACTACCACGCCCAGCACGAGCCATGCTGGTATGCGGTTCGTGGCACCGCGCACTGGCAAGGTGATCGCAAGCAATCAACGCTATGGCAGATCGACAAACCGATGAAGTCGGAGACCGGCCACAGCGCCCAGAAACCCGTCGAGTGCATGCGCCGCCCGATCGAGAACAACTCCAGCCCAGGCCAGGCGGTCTACGATCCGTTCGTCGGCTCCGGCACCACCATCATCGCCGCCGAGATGACCGGACGCTCAGCCCACTGCCTGGAAATCAGCCCAGCGTATTGTGATACCGCCGTGGAGCGCTGGCAGCGGTTCACCGGCCAACAGGCCACGAGGAACTGATGGCACGCTGGCCGAAATACATCCCAACCGACGAACAGCGCCGCCAGGTGCTCAGCCTGACCGGGCTTGGCATTACCTATGTCGAAATCGCCAAGCTGTTCGACATCAACATCAGCACCCTGCGCAAGCACTACCGCTACGAGCTCGACACCGGCGCAACAGCCGCGAATATCAAGGTGGCACGGAGCCTGTTCGAGAACGCCACCAAGCACAACAACGTCACCGCGCAGATCTTCTGGGCCAGGGCGCGGATGGGCTGGAAGACCGAGACCGACCTCAACATCGGCGGGACGGATCGGCCGGTCGCGATCGACTTTACCTGGGCGCCTGCTCTAGCACCACCGCCGGCCGAGGCGCTGCAGCCAGCAGCGCCGGAGATCGAAGGTGAGGCAGAGGACGCCGACGAGGTGAGCGTCAGCTGGGGTGAGGCCGAATGACGACGAGAGGCCCACGCAAACAGGTTGAGCTGCCGTTTACGCCGCGGGCGTGGCAAAAGCCGCTGCTCGATGATCCGGCCGAACGCATCGTCGCCGTGGTGCATCGTCGGGCGGGCAAGAGCACGGCGCTGCTCTGGCGTGGCCTGAAACGCGCCATCACCTGCCGCAAACCACTGCCTCGTGTCATCCACATCCTGCCCTATGCCGTGCAGTGGAACCGCACCGGGCTGTGGGATCAGGCGGTGCGTGCCGCTGAGGCTATTCCGGGATGTGAGGTGCGCAAGGCGGGGCTAAGCATCAGGTTACCGAATGGCGGCACCTGGCAGGCCGGCGGTGCCGACAATCAGGACACCTGGCGCGGTGGCTATGCCGATGAATGCATTATCGATGAGTTTGACGATACGCCGGCGACGATGGTGCCCTTGGTCCTTGAACCCATGCTCGCCGATCGTGGCGGGGTGCTGGTCCGTTCCGGGACGCCGAAAGGTCGCGGCCTGCTCCAGAGCGCCTATGATCGTGCGCGCACTACATCAGGCTACAGCTCGTATCTGCTTGATTACCGGAAGACGGGTGCGCTGTCGGATGCCGCCATCGACCGGCTCCGCCAAGAAATGAGCGACGAGGAGTTTGCTCAAGAGCTTGAATGCTCGTTTAACGCACCCAACAGCGGCAGTTACTACGGCAAGCTGATGCAGCAGGCTGAGGACGAGGGCCGCATCGGCAATGTGCCGCACGAACCCACACTGAGAGTCTGGACATCGTGGGATCTGGGAATAGACGACGCTACCGCCATTTGGTGCGTCCAGACGCTACGCTCCGGCGAGTGGCGCGTGATCGACTACATCGAGGGCAGCGGTGAGGCGCTGGATTACTACACCCGAATCCTGCAGCAAAAGGGCTACGCCTATGAGCGCCACCTGCTGCCGCACGACGCCGAGGTGCGGGAACTCGGTAGCGGACGCTCGCGTACAGAGACGCTGCACGGGCTTGGCCTAAGACCAACGCGGGTCTTGCAGGCTCACAATGTGGCGGACGGCATTAATGCCGTGAGGATGGTTCTTCCGCGAGCGTGGTTTGACGCTGCGAAATGCGCGCTCGGCATCCGGGCGCTGCGCAACTACCGGCGGGAGTGGAATGAAAACGCCCAGACCTGGCGCTCGACGCCGGTGCATGATCACGCATCCCATGGCGCCGACAGTTTTCGCTATATGGCGTTGGGTGTGCGGGACAATGAACGCCGGCCATTGGCTGAGCCGAGTTGGAGCAGCCAATACGAGACTGCGGCGAGTACCGGCGCAATGGTCAGCACAAACTGGATGATCTCATGAGCGGTAAATGCGCCGGCCCCGGTTAAGCGGTGACCCCGAGCCATAGCGAAGGACTGGCGGCGGCTAAGCGGGTCGAGCAGGCCAATGCGGACCGACACCAGGCGGATGCCGAGGACGTGCTAACAATGCTGCTCTACCACATGTCGCTGTCGCTGCGGTTGCTGCCGGAGCCTCGTCGTATGGCCGCCGCACTCGGTGTTGCTCGGCAGCTGGTAGCGAACACGCGTGAGAGTCTGGACTGATATGGCGCGTCCACAACGCGGTGATGCCGAGACCCTGCGCGAGGCCAAGCGGCGCTTTGAGGATTGCGTGACGTGGGAAAGCGTCGCGCGGCACCGGGCTAAATTGGATCGCAAGTTCGCCAATGGGGATGTGTACAATGGGTGGCAGTGGATGGACGAGGTGCGGAACGCAAGAGGAGACCGCCCGTCGCTGACCCACAACAAAGTCCGCCAGCACAACCTGCAGATCGTGAACGACGCGCGGCAGAACAAGACCAGCGTCAAGGTCACCCCTACCGGCGGTCAGGCGAGCTATGAGGCCGCCCAGGTGTTCGAGGGCATCATCCGGCGCATTGAGTACCAGAGCAAAGCCATCGACGCCTACACCACCGCGACATTCCATCAGGTCGAGGCCGGCATCGGCTATGTCACCGTGGATTGCGACTACGTGGACGAAGGCAGTTTCGAGCAGGAGATTTTCATCCGCCGGGTCAGCGATCCGGAGACCGTCTACTTGGACCCGGATGCCAAGCTCTGGGACAAGTCTGACGCGCGGTATGCCTTCGTATTCGAGGATATCCCACGTGAGGAATGGGAAGCCGAGCACGGCAAGAACGCGGCCCCTCCGCCTGCCGCCCTCGATATGCCGCGGCAGAATGACTGGATTACCCGCGACCATGTCCGTATCGCCATCTATTGGCGACGCAACGAGACCGAGGACAAGCTGCACCTGCTGCACGACGGGCGGGTGCTGAAGGCGTCCGACCTGGACGATGCCCAGACCGAGGTGATGCGGCCGCTGATCGCCCAGACACGCTCCACCAAAGAGGCGACAGTGGAGTGGTTTCGCATCGAGGGCGACGAAATTGCCGAGCGTGGCGATTGGGCCGGGAAGTATATCCCGGTGGTGCCATTCATCGGCGAGGAGACCGTGATCGACGGCGTCCTTGACCGCAAAGGCCATACGCGGTCGCAGATCGATGCCCAGCGTATCTACAATTACTGGGCGAGTGCCGCGGTGGAGCAGGTCGCACTGCAGGGCAAGACGCCATACATCGGCACCATGCAGGCGTTCGAGGGTTTCGAGGACAAGTGGTCGACCGCCAACGTCAAGAACTGGGCGTGGCTGCCGTACAACGGCAAGGACGACAACGGTCAGCCAGTGCCCCCGCCGCAGCGCGCGCCGGCTCCCGAGATGGCGCAGGCCTATGTCCAGGGGATGATGATCGCCC